GTTAATGAGGCAAATAAATGCATAAAAGAGATATAACAATTGTTATGGCTACATCTGTAATTCCAGATCATCCAAGTACAACAATGATAGAACAAACTATTAGTGATATTCGTGTGCACTTCCCAGACAACGAAATTATCATGCAAATAGATGGTCTTAGAGAAGAACAAAAAAACCGTAAAAAAGATTACGATGAATATAAAAATCGTATTTTATGGAAATGCTTGCATGAGGATAAAAACATATTACCTTTTATATTTAAAGAGCATAGTCATCAAACTAACATGATGCGTCAAACAATTAATGAAATTAAAACACCGCTATTGCTTTACATTGAAGGAGATGCCCCATTGACTCCAGATGTAGCAATAGACTGGGATAAATGCTTGGACATGTTTGAGTATAATAAAGCAAATACTATTCGTTTTCATTTTGAATCATTTATACCGAAAGATCATGAACATCTAATGTTTGGTTTAGAAGATGGGTTTATGAAAACCATACAATGGAGTCAGCGACCACATTTAAGTAGAAAAAAATATTACAAAGACATTGTGCTTCCAAGATGTAAGGATAAATTTTTTATAGAAGATACATTTCATGGAGCAATTCAAGATGACATATCCCCATATGAAGTATTTAATCAAGAAGGTTGGGAGACACATAAACTTTGGATATATCATCCTGAAGGTAGTATTAAACGCTCTTATCATTTAGATGGTCGTCAGGGTACCCGCAAATTTACGGTAGACGATGAAACTTGGGGGTATAAAAAATGAGACTAGGAATCATAGCAAGATCAGACAACACTGGCCTTGGTAATCAGACTAGAGAGTTAGTTAATATGCTTAACCCTGATAAGATTCTTTTAATTGACTCTACCCCGTTTAATAACAACAAGCAACATCCACACTGGTATGACCAATACAGTTGTATTAAGACACAAGGTTTTCCTTCTGTTCAACAAATAAAAATGTTTTTGGGAGATGTAGATGTTGTATTAAGTTGTGAAACATTTTACGATCAAAATTTTATAAGGTTTGCAAATAAACGTGGAGTAAAAACGATTCTTCAATATAACTATGAACTGTTTGGTCACTTATCAAACCCAGAATTACCGCTACCAACTGTGCTACTATCTCCCAGTTTATGGCAAATTGAAACAATTCAAAGTATGTTTGGAGATAGAACAAAAGTAATTCATCTTCCACCCCCAACTACCCCTGAGTTATTTACAACTGTAAAAAATAATAACACTTCTAAATCACACAATAGACTACTACACATTGCGGGTAAAAAAGCAGCCAAAGATAGAAACGGCACTGAAACTGTAATAAATATGCTAAAGCATTCTAAAGCAGATTATGAATTAGTTATTAAGAGTCAAAGTGAAATAGTAACTAACGTAATAGACTTAAGACTAAAGATTGAAATTGGCAACCCAGAAAACAGGGAAGATCTGTATAACGGCTTTGATGCTATGGTGTTACCAAGACGATATGCAGGACTATGTTTACCAATGAATGAGGCTTTACTTTCTGGTCTCCCCGTTTTTATGACAAATGTTTCACCCAATAATCAGATCTTGCCACAAGATTGGTTGGTTGATTCAGACTCTATAGGAAGCATTAGAACAAAGGTTAGAATTAATTTGTTTGAAGCAAATAATGTTTTGTTAGCACAAACAATTGATAAGTATATGTCTATCAATGATAAAACTAATTATAAAGAACAGGCTTACGAGTTAGGGTTTAATAACTTTGCACCAACAGTATTAAAAGATAAATACCTAGAACTTATTGCTCAAATCTAGTTTTTTTGTTAAACTTGTCTTTAAGTATTTTATTAAATATACTATTAAATGAACTATCTGCACTAGATAAATATGTATGATCGTCTATGTTTAAATTATAAGACTTAAGAACTAGTGGCCCAGAATTGTAAACCTTTACATCTTCCATTTGTGTGCCACCAACATCAAACTTGTTTCCATATATAGATCTCCATAAGAATTGATCTAAAAGTTCTAGCACTATCCTTAATTTTTCTTTTTCCATAATCATTGGAACGTGGAGTTCATAGTCTAAAGGGTTTTCAAATCCCAAGGCTCTAAGTTTTTTATATGTTCCCGAAAGTTTCCTGGTGTATTGAGAGTTACCATTTAGTTTTTGATATAAGTTTATTTTATCTAATAGGTATCCACTATGAAAATTTTCTATTTTATCTATTTTTTTAATAATATAAAAGTCATCATTCATTAAAATAAACGATTGCGATATTTCTTGTGAAAGACAAGTTGTTTCTAAATTTTTTACAGCATTTTTATACTTTGATTCTTTTTGTTCTACTTTTATATAGTTTCCTGTATACCAGTCAGGCTTACCACCAACAACCCATATATTTGCTTCTGGAAAACTTTCAACAACAGATCTAATTGAATACTTTAGTTCTTCGTTTACTCCATCTTTACATATATACACAAAGTCCATTAGTCCCCATTATAAAAAAATAAAGAGGGCAAGTTTTAAGTTTGCCCCCTTTATGAAATAAACTACTTTTTCTTAGCAGCCTTCTTCTTTGGTGCACTTTTAACAGGCACAATCTTGCCAAGAGCATCTGAAATAATACCAGTATCTGGTAATACGCCAAACGATTTATCATTTGGATTTAACGCTCTCAATGCGACGGGCGCTAAAGCAGCAACTAGTGCAGCCCATAGATCTTTTGGATCTGTTACGCCAGCCATGTAAAGTGCAATTACTGCGCCAAGAACGGATCGTCCGTATGATGCCAGCATTGCCTTTGACTTATCGTTTAATAAGTTATTCATTATTCCTCCTAGGATATAATTTGTGTTAGTGTTTTATAGCCAATCCATAAACCAATAATTCCTGCGACTCCCGCAAAAACTGGTGGGGCTGGTACTGGCAATTTGAATGCTGCGAACACGACACCGCATCCAAAACCTGTGATAATTGATAACAGAACATCTCTCATGTTATTTTTTTCCTTGACCCATCTCTGGTAAAAGCGCTAAAAGTTTGTCAGAATAGTTATCTAAACCTTTTACCTTCAACTCATCTGAAACCTCTTTAATGGTTTGTTGTGACTTTTCAATATACTCAAATGCCCAGTCTCTAGAATCAGATAGGAATTTTATAAAGTTTTCTTTATGTATTGTATCGTCAGACATATTGATGCCGTTATTGACTTGAGAGTTTACTTCTTCAAGTGCCCTGTTTTTTATAAAAAGTTCAGCCAATAGCAAGTTAGACTTTTTTAGTTTATCAAAGGTAGCCCAATAGGCTAGTCCAAAGGAAAAAGACAGGGTAGCAAAAAATATCAAAAGTATCATTTCCATAATATCTATTGTACTCTATCCCTAATGGCGTGAGTTGTCCAATAATATAAACACTTATCGCAACAAGGTTTGTTGTGCTCACTCTGAGTATCTTTATAAAACTCTGCATAATAAATATGATCCTTACGGTAAAGATTAGCCCTGTGGGTAATATTGACACGATTTACATGAGATGCCTGACTCCAGACTGGCTTCTGAATACCCCACAGATGCCCAGAAACGGTTTCTAAAGCGTCTAGATTGGCCTCATTGCCATCTGTCCTAATACCTCTAAGTCTAGCCTCTTTAATCATGGCATTAACGTATACACGTAATGATTTTTCAGCATTTTTCCACATCAATACCGCTGGATGATTACGCCAAGCCCCTGAAGGAGATTGACCAGATAAAACTTTGAGTATTTGATAGGATTCTAGTATCTGTTTATTTAATCTTTTATTATCTAGTATTTCTGCACATTGGGAATAATTTTTGTAAGGTAGAAAGGTTTGCATTAATCTTCTTCTATATTAAAAATATTTAAATCAGACATTTTTTTAAAATTTGCTGCTGCCCAAAGTGATAGAGCAGTTAAGAAAGATAAAACTATTAGTACTATTACTTTTGTTTTCTTTTTCATTTTGTTATTGTTGCTCCACATCTTAGACAGGCTAAATAACTTTTACCAGTAAATGGACAAGAACCAGCGTCAACAAGGTTATGCGATTTAATTTTACAAATAAAAAAATTTAACATTTTTATCACCCCTCATCTTTTATTATATCAATAAGTTTATTGTGTGTCAATAACTTTGGAATTATTATATTTTGATTGTTTAATATATCTTCATAATTTTGTTTTTTTGTATTATTTAAAATAAAATTAGCATTTTTTTTCATAATAGAATTATCAATTATTTTATTGCCAATTAAAATATAATGATAATTAGGTGAACTAAAAATATTTTTTCCTACAAAATCAAAACTGTCAAATAAAACTTTATCTTTACAAACCTGTAAAACATAGGATATTGCTTTTGGCATTTTGTTGTTTTTTGTAAAATTTTTCCAAAATGTAGTATTATTTTTGTTTGTTACATAATGTAAATATAAAAAATCAACTATGTCTTCTGTATCTTTTAAATAAATATCGTTAAATTTTTGTTTGACAAAATTATTTTTTGTATATAAATTTTGTTTATCTGACATAAATCTTTGTAATGTAAATATTGTTTGCATTATTGATGTTGCTTCTAACGGTTCAACAAATCCAGAAGATAGCCCTATTGATAAACAATTATTAATCCAAACTTTTTCAAAACATCCTGCAGAAAAACTAAATGCACCTTTTTCTTTTTTAGCATACTGTGGTTCAAATCCTAGAAAACTTTCTATTTCTTTTATAGCGTCTTCATCAGAAATAAGGTTGCTATCAAATACATATCCACACCCATACCTATGTTGTAGTGGTATTTTCCACATCCAGCCATAGTTCATGGCTATTGATTCTGTATATGGAGGTATTTCTTTATCCATTTCTAAAAAAAATGGAATTGCTTTTTTTGCTGGAAGAATATCAGAATACGATCTCCACAAAGATTTATAGTGATTTCCAATAATTAATTTTTTAAAACCAGAACAATCAAAAACAAACTCGCACTCTATTTCTTCTGTTTTTGTTTTTATTTTATAAATATAGCCATCTTTATCATTAAAGATTTTATCAACAATTCCTTCTTTTCTTATTATTCCTCTTCTTTCTCCTATTAATCTTAAATAATTTGCTAAAAGTTTTGCATCAAAATGAATTGATATATAAGAAAGATCTAAAAGTTGATTATTTTCATTTTGAATAAATGGAACAAGCATTTTGTTTGAAATTTTTTCTGAAAAAACATAATCTTTTGATTTATGATTTTTTAATGATGCACAATAATGAGAAAAAGTTGTATCGTTTTCTAAATATTTATTTTCTAACATAAAGTTATAATCATTTGACGCTGAATTTGTTGAAGAAAACGGATGAAAATAAGAACCATTATTCTTTGACCAATTCGTAAATTTAATTCCATTTTTTATTGTTGATTTACAATTTTTAATTAAATCAAAAATAGATATTTCTAAAAAATTTAAAAAACTAACAAAATTAGGGGTAGCACCTTCTCCTGCTCCAAGAATTCCATACTCTTCACTTTCAATTAATATTATATTTTTTTCTGGAAATATTTTTTTAGCATATATTGCAGTTAGCCATCCAGAAGTTCCTCCACCAACAACAACAATGTTCATTTAACTATTTCCCTTGTTACCAAAACAATTGCTCCATTTTGTTCTAATGCTTTTTTTAATTTTATTACATATTGCAGTGCTTGGATTTTATCGTCATGCCCCATATACAAAAATTTTCTTTCATCTAATTTTACCGTAAGGAAATGCTCATTGTCAATAATCTCTACCCCAAAACCTTTAGGTGGTGTGATTGAATGCACGGCTTTACGCATAATATCTGTATACATTATTATTCCATTGTTAAGGCTTGCCAGGTACTTGACCAGTCCTGCTTAGTCTTATGCTTATTGAACTCTCTTGAAACTTCTCCACCCTCTAAATAAACACCGCCCCAAACTCCCCATTCTTTTCCTGAAACACCATTGGCAAAGCAAACTTTTCTAACTGGGCACTGCTTACAAAGTGCATCAACTCCATGCCTAGAATCTTCCTGATCTTCATACTTATCAAAATATAAGTTTGTATCAAGACCTAAGCACATAGCCTCATCTTTCCATAAATGCTGTTTCAAAGTTAGTCCTTATACTTATTTGGTATATCCCAACCATTACGACCAGGCTTATAGATTCTATGCAAATACCACTTGTTTTTTACTCTAATCCCCGCAGGAGAGGTTTTTGCTGTATCAGATTCTTTTAAATCAATTACATCCCACGCATGCCAAATAAGGTTTTCATTTTTATTTACAATTTTTTCCATTGTGTTTAAACTTCTAATAATCATTTTTTCTCCTAATACTTAAAAAGGCCAACGTCAATGTTGTTTGCTTCTGCAGTTAAAACCAATTTTGATTTTGGTTCTTTTGGATTACTTAAAAAAGCAAAATAATTAATTTGATTCATATGTTCGCTTAACCATACAGGTGCTACATTATAAAATTTAATTTTTTTGCCTCTTGCTTTCATTCCACGTTCTGATAAATTAGAGAACTCTGAAACAAAATTATTTATTTTTGATGGGCCAGCGGAGTAGATAATAAATTCACTATCTTCATCTTTCATTCCTGACAAGGCAACACTCATGGCACGTAGAAAGATATTGTACTGGTTAAACTCTTTTGTTCCCTGCACTGCCACTATCATCTGGTCCCACTCCTTGTTTTAAGTCATCAAGTATTGATAACATTTTATCTAATTCTTTTGTTGACATATTTTCAATATCTAATGGTTTTGCTGTATTTTCATCTACTCTGCCATTAATAGCATTAGCAGTATAAAAAACATTATCCAGTATCCAATATGCTTTATCTTTTTCTATTACTACCCTTAACATATTTTTTTGAATATGTCTTTGAGATTGAGTAATAAACTTAGGCTTCTCAAACCTTTGTTTTGGAATGACACTTTTAATCATTTCATGAACATCGCTTTGCCGATATTTAATTTTTTTTAAAAATGATATTCTTTTTTTATCTGATACCTTAATTATAGACCAACAAAGAAACAATGTCAAGCCTATAACTAATAAATATTCCATTTTATTTAGTTTTTTTAACTGATTCTTTGCTCAAACTTAAAATCATAGAGTTAAGTTTATTAACCTCAAGTTGTAGTTTTAATGACTCTAGTTCTATATCAGATAGTTTTTGTTTATAAAATGATATTAATTGAATTAATTCATTTTTTTCTAAATTATCCATTACCCCCTACTTTCTTAGATCAAAGGCAGTTCCCTGCCAAACCTTTTCTACTTTCTTTTTTTCTCTTTCTACAATTGCACGACTCCATGAAAATCCTGCATCTCCACCCCAAGCATCCCACATAATTCTTCCATTAGATGGAAACTCTGGACCATCGTAAAAACCTTTACCTTTTTTATCTACTTCATGACGAGAAAAAAAAGAAAACATTCTTTTAACAGTACTAAGAGACATTACTGATCCATTTACAATATCAGTTGCACGACCCCAACCTACTGGAGTTCCTGCTCCCTTAGCCTTGCCATCTGCTTTCCACTTTAAAGCACGACGTGCAGCAGCCTTCATACCAGATGTAGGTGTGTATGTATCAGCCATTTTCGCTTACCTTGCTTTTTTCATAAGATCTACCCCAAAAGAATGAACCAATCATTAATAAACCTATTGCTAATGAATGCAAGAAATAAAATGTACTCATTTTGACTTCTTCTTTTCTTGCTTAGCAGCACGTTTTTCTTTAAGAGTCATTTTTGGCTCTTTCTTTTTATTAGCATTGCCCTTTTGTTCTTTATTTGCCATGAGTTACCCCTACCTTTGTTTTTGGATATGGACCTAAGTCCGCTTTAACACTACCGTCTTTTCTTAAACGAACAATTCTGCCGTCTTTAATTTGCATTGGATTAAAGCCATAATTTTTAAAAAAAGATCCTGAAGATTTTTTAGACATTACTTTTTAAACGGATTTAAATCAAATATAGATCCGCCCCAACTTTCTGCTTTTTTATTTATTGGATTAGACTCAGGGAAAAGGTTTACCACTCTTTCTGGTTTGTCTACACTTTTTGCAAAATCTTCAAACAATGATTTCTTTGTTGATCTTGAATGTCCCTTTGGAAATAAATCTAAATCAAATGGTTTTCTTGGAAATCTTCCACGCAATCCAGCCATAAAGGCATTTACCCTGCCCATTGCCCATTGCTCTGCGCTAGAAACACTGCCACGCACTGATGATGGGTTAGTTCTGTATGCTCCAATGCCACGACGATAAACTGCTTGCAGTGTTGCTACGGTAATTTTTTTATCGCCATCCTTACCTTTATTATAATTTTCAACAAGTTCTCTTAATTTTGATTCAGAAACCTTTGCCATAGTGTCATCCATGTCATACATTTTTTCATTATCAATTGGCTCAGAAGAAACTCTTAAAGATTTAACTGGTTTTGCAACACGTCTATCTGTCTTTGTTCTTTTACCTTTTTCATCTGTTGCATAAACTCTTATAACTGCTACAGGATTATCTGCAGATGCTTCTACTTTTTCATTTGTACCTGCAATATTTACAGTTCCAGAACGCTCAACTCTTTCTACAACTCCGTGTGCAGATTCTGTTTTATCTGGTGGTTTTGGAACTCCAAATGTTACATGATCTCCAACAGAAACTGATTTTGCTTTTTCCATTTCATCATCCATGTCGTATGTTTTTCCAACGGGAACACAATTAGGAACCATGCGTCCACCTTTCTCTTTCATACCACGTTGTTCATATCCAACCCAACATGCTTTTGCTACATTATCCCATTTGTCCATCTCTTCATCATCTGAATGATAAGACTTTCCCATTTCCATATCTGTGTTCATGTGATGTCCTTCCAATCTATCTAGTTTGGTGGCATCGTTATGCATCATGCCGATACTGTATGCACTTTCTTTCCAACTACCTTTTTCTTTTTGTTCTTCATAAATTCTAACGGACATTGCAGGATTTTCTGGAGGCATTGATTGAAGAGCATATTCTGAACCCGCACTACCAAGAGTTCCGCCTTCTATCATTATATGTTCAACTTTTCCATGAACAAGACCTACTTTTGTCTCACCCATTACAAAATCGCCTTCTACAATATGACTCATGTTTAAATTATATCAGACTTATTTTTTACGAGTAAGGCGTTTTAGTTCTTCTATAGCCCAAACGTCCTCTTTGCGTAGTTTTGACATTTCTGCTGGATCAAAAGACTTATCTGTAAGAGTCACTACTGGTTCTTTTGCCAGAAAATCTATATTTACATAAGCCCTTTCCCATAAAGAAAGTATCTCAGCATTAACTCTATTAAGGTGATCGTTATAAAGTTCTGGCATTAATTCTTTAATTTTAGGTGTAAATGAATATAAGAATGATCCGTTTTCAGAATCAATACCCGCAACTTCTAGTCCACCTTCAAGTATTAACTTTTCAATCATTTCATTTTCATCAGAACTCATATTTTTCCCATCTGGATTAAATATTCTCTTGAATAGTTTTTTCATAATTAATAAAGTTCTCCAACTCTGCTCTTGTTTGTGCCCCAGTTACACGATCAAGTTCTTTGCCGTCTTCTAATAAAATAAATGTAGGAATTGATTTAACCTGAAATTGTTTAGCCAAAAGTTGTTCGTAATCAACATCTATCATTTGAAATTGAAAACCTTCTTTTTTTAATTCTTCAACAACTGGTCTTGTTTTTTTACAAGGGCTACACCAGTCTGCTGTAAAATAAAAAACGTTTTTCATTTACCAGACTTTGATCTAGCCTTTTTAAGAACTTCAAAATCTTTAATCTTGGTATCTCCAAGATAGCCCCAAGCATATCCATCATTAATCATTTTATTATTAATTGATTCAGACTCTCCATTAATATATATCCAGCCAAGAATGCGTCCATATTTTTCAGATGAGTTCATTTTTTCTGTACGAATAACTACAGACTTTGCATCTTTAAGTTGTTTCTTTAAATATTCTTTAGATTCAAGACCAAGAACTTTTTCAATCTTATCTGTTGTACGTGATTCTGGCGTATCAATACCTGCCAAGCGAACACGGGAAGAGAATAGAATATCAAACCCTAAATCAATAATTACATCAATGGTATCTCCATCAACAACATTTTTTACTTCTCTAACAAAATACTCATACATTATATGCCCCCTATTGTTTTGTCTTTAATAAGTTTTTCACGCTCATCAAGAATTTCTACCAAAAAAGCCATCATTTTATTATGCGAATCAGGATTGTTCATTATTTTTTCATAGTGATGGTTACAAAATGTTAGTTGTCCCGACAAACCTTTAACTCTAACTAAGGCCTGTGCTTCACACTTGTCGCAGCGATCATTGGCATTTAATATATATTTTTTTGAAACTACGCTAGGATGATCTTCAACAATGTTAGTCATACTCATATTATACATCTACTTTCTGTTGTCGGTTGAATAAAATCCACTACCGTTGAATATTGCAGTAGTAGCACTCCAAAGCCTTTGCATAGACTGATCACAGCATACTGGAAATCGTTCTTCATCAAACTTTTTTTCAAACTCAATTTGTGAAGAACAAACAGAACACTTGTAGTCGTATCTTGGCATTTAAAAAAATCTCCCTAAATTATTTATCATTCTGTTATAAAATTTCAATTAAAACCTGCCAATGGCATACTGCAATATATCTATATTTTATATTATTAATTTTACAATATTCTTGCCAAGCCTTAAACTCATGGTTTTCCCAACCATGAAATCCAAAATATTCATCAAATAAAATTATTGTTCCAGGAACAATTCTATTTGTACCGATAGAATTTAAAACAAAAGAAGTGGAATTATAAGTGTCACAATCTATATTTAAAAATGAAAAAGGTCCTGGATTATCTTTTAGCCAGTTTGGTAAGGTATCAGAAAAAAATCCAGTTACTAATTCAACATTATCATTTACTATTGGTGGTAACCCATTTAAATTAAACTTCCCTTTTGGACAATCCAAAGCGTAATCTTCTGTAAGTCCTAAAAATGAATCAAAACCAAATATAGTTTTTGGGTATATTTTTTTTGATAAATGATTTATTGACTCTCCTTCAAAAACTCCAAACTCTGCTATATGCCCATCAATTTTTATTTTATTTACAGCGGTATCCCACATAAGTCTTTTGTCATCTGATGATAAAACCATCACATTTGGCATATTTTTTTCTACGTAATCGGCACTTCTAATAGCAGCCCTTTTGGTTAATTCTGAAGTAACTTTATGTCCAAATAAAAGTACACTTGAAAGTTCATAAATTAAACTATCAATTTTATCTAAAATTCTATCAACCTGATCCATATTTTTTTTAACCATTCTCTTTTATTTTATTTATAAAGTATATCATGTATGGGGTAGTTTTACAACATGCCCAGGTTGTTATTTTTATTTTATTTTAATTGTTTTAGGTTTTTTATCTTCAGGAATTACACGAACAATATTAATTGTTAGCAGTCCATCTTTTAGTTCAGCACTGGACACTTCCATGTATTCACCTAAAGCAAAGGATCGGACAAATTTACGACCAGCAATTCCTTTGTGAACAACTTCAGCATCTGTAACCTCTACAATTTCACCTTTAATTACCAGGGTTCCATTGTCTACTGACACATCAATATCTTCTTTTGTAAATCCAGCAATAGCGAGAGATAACCTATATGTATCTTCATCTAATTTAAGAAGATCATATGGAGGATATGA